GAGAAAAAATATGACGTTCCAGATGCGGCACCAGCAGATGCAAAAATTATGACAACACTTTCAGATATTGCGTCTAGAATGCTAACAACCACTCCTGACGAAGACAGAGTGGCAAACTTTGCTTCTAGAGTAGCAGATCAAATGAGCCAGACTGGAATGCCTTTTGATCCTCAAGATCCAGATGCAAAAACAAATAGAGATATTGCTATGGCGTTAGTGGCAAAATACAACAAAGCTTCTGAAGAAATTGATCCAGCAGACTATAAAGCTAAAAAAGATATTAAAGGCAAAGACCATGCGTTTGATCCAGTTAGAGGAGAAACAGCAGAATTTGAAAATTGGGTTGATGATACAGTTAATCCTAAAGAAAGTATGCCAGCACCAGAAGATGGCAGAGCACAAGTAGCACAAGATCAATGGAATGATAGTAAAGAGTTACAAGCAGAATATAAAACTTGGCAAGATTGGATGAATTCAGAAGATTTTGAAAATGAAATTGATAGATTAAGAAGCAAATTTGAAGACGGTACAACATTTGAAGATATCAAACCTTATGTATCAATGTACAAAGGTGATGATGGCAAAGTAGTACATGATGTATTAGACAAAGATGAAAATTCAGTTTACAAAACTGATAATGCTAAAGATGCAATGAATTATTTGTCAAAAAACTTTAGTAAACTTCGTGGAGAGCCATTTAAAGTTAGTGACTTCATGAAAAAATTTGCGAAAAAAGAATCAATAAAAGAATCTTTAAAAGAATCAAGAACTAAAATAGTAGAAGCAATTAAAGCCAAAGCAGAAGACCACTCACAAAACATCGCAGGTGTCGAAGGCGAAGTTGAAAGAATAGCTCAACTAGCAAATTACCAACAATAACACTTTACCAATAATAGTAGTAGACAATAGATAAATATAGTTGTATATTATGTACTATAAGTCTAATATACATTTAGGCAAAAAACAAACATAGGCACACAAGGAGGCTTACATTATGGCTACATTGGCTGAAATAAGGGCGAAATTAAAATCTCAAGAATCGAATCGCTCCGGTTCTCAAACAGGTGGCGACAATGCCATCTACCCACACTGGAATATCCAAGAAGGTTCAGAAGCAGTTATTAGGTTTTTACCTGATAAAGATACCGCTAACACTTTCTTTTGGACAGAGAGGAACATGATCAAACTACCTTTTGCAGGTATTAAAGGTCAAACTGATTCTCGACCAATCCAGGTACAAGTACCGTGTATGGAAATGTACGGAAAAACTTGTCCAGTTCTAACAGAAGTTAGACCGTGGTTTAAAGATAAATCAATGGAAGATATGGGAAGAAAGTATTGGAAAAAGAAAAGTTATATATTCCAAGGCTTTGTTACTACAAATCCATTAGCTGAAGATACAGTACCAGAAAATCCAGTTAGAAGATTTATAATTGGTCCACAAATCTTTAATATAATTAGATCGGCGTTACTTGATCCAGAGATGGAAGAGTTACCAACTGATTATGTAAAAGGTGTAGACTTTAGAGTTAATAAAACATCTAAAGGTGGATATGCTGATTACTCAACATCTAAATGGTCAAGAAGAGAACGTGCTCTCGATGAAACAGAAAGAGCGGCTATTGATAAATTTGGGTTACACAATTTATCAGACTATAGACCAAAAGAACCAACAGATGCAGAAGTAAAAATAATCAAAGAATTATTTGAAAAATCTGTTGAAGGTGAAGCTTATGATCTTGAGAAGTATGGACAATATTATAGACCTGCAGGCGTAGGTGCTAGACAAGTGTCTGTACCAACAGCAAGTAGACCTGCTCCAGTTGAGAAGACTGCTGATCCGGTAAATGCAGAAGTAAAAGTTGCAGAACCAGTAACAGCATCGGCTCCAACAGCACAACCAACAGGTGAGAGTGCCAAAAGAGCAGAGGATATTTTGAAACTGATTAGATCAAGACAAGCAAAATAAAGACCTGAGATGTTATACGAAATAGATCGTTCCCCGTCGTTTCGGTTACATCTATATAATAACTCTGTCGCCCGTAAATGGAAAACATTAATTGATTCTATTTACGTTGGCGATGGAGAAGATATAGATCATATGCGAACATTCTTCAAGTTTCAAACTAAAAAGAATGTAAAAAATATCTTAATTACTGCTATTAAAAATGTTAATAGTTTTTTAAAACATGAATTCATTACAATACCAACTAAATGGGACCAAGAAACTTTTAATAACTTACATATTATATTTGAAAAATTATCCGGAGACCACGATAATCCAACTAAACTAATAAAAATTGCACCTATGAAAATTAAAGAAAGCATAAGAGATATTAATTATTGTATTCATACTTTAGAAAGTCCAAAAGAAACAGATTTAAGAATACAATGGACTAAAAAAAGAGAACAAACACATAGAGTAAAACTAGAAAATAATGACTATGAACTAGTGCAATTTCACCAAAACGCTAAAGAAGTTTATTTAGATTATAACGAACTTGGCAAAGCATATAATGACTTATTTCATGATAATCTACCAATAACGTATAGAGCAATAAAAAATAAACATTACATAGGTGCAGATATATTATTATCATTTACCGATAATAAAGATATATTTGGAGACAATTTTATAAAATGGTTAAAAAATAATAATGTTGATCCATATGATAAAAAAATTGGTTTAGGTTTAATCCCAATTGGTAAAGCTGAAATAATCAAAATAGACCATTTGACAAAAGATAGTAAAGCAAATATAATAAAGGAATAAAAATGACAAGACCATTTGACGTAACAAAATTTAGAAAAAGTATAACAAAGTCCATACAAGGACTTGGTATTGGATTTAGTGATCCAACTGACTGGATTTCTACAGGAAACTATGCGTTAAATTATTTAATAAGTGGAGACTTTAATAAAGGTGTTCCATTAGGCAAAGTAACAGTACTAGCAGGAGAGTCTGGCTCAGGTAAATCATTTGTAGCATCGGGCAATTTAGTGCGTAATGCACAAGAACAAGGCATCTATGTAATATTAATTGACTCTGAAAATGCATTAGATCAATCATGGCTTGAAGCACTTGGAGTTGATACCGACGAAAAAAAACTTTTAAAATTAAGTTTATCAATGGTTGATGATGTTGCAAGAACAGTTTCAGACTTTATGAAAGGTTATAAAGATGAACACGCTGACGATAAAGAAAATGCACCTAAAGTATTAATTGTAATTGATAGTCTGGGTATGCTATTAACACCAACAGATGTTGATCAGTTTGAAAAAGGTGAGATGAAAGGTGACTTAGGTAGAAAACCTAAAGCCTTAACAGCACTTGTAAGAAACTGTGTTAATATGTTTGGTAGTTGGAACGTAGGACTTATAGCAACTAATCACACATACGCATCACAAGATATGTTTAATCCTGATGATAAAATATCAGGAGGACAAGGTTTTATATACGCATCAAGTATTGTAATTGCAATGAAAAAATTAAAATTAAAAGAAGACGAAAAGGGTAACAAAATTACTGAGGTTAGAGGTATTAGAGCGGCTTGTAAAGTAATGAAAACAAGGTTTGCAAAACCGTTTGAATCAGTACAAGTGAAAATCCCATGGGACACAGGTATGGATCCTTATAGTGGATTAGTAGAGTTATTTGAGAAAAAAGGTATATTAGTACAAACAGGAAACAGGTTAAAATACGTAGATAATGCTAAGAAGGAGCATATTGAGTTTAGAAAAGCCTGGGTCGGAGCCAAATTGGATATGTTGATGAAAGATTTTGATAAATTATCAACAACAACCGAACCCAAGGAAGAAATAGATGGCTGACATAACTCACGAAAACATTGACCGAATATGGAACTCACTAATACATTATCTACCAGAAAGAACTAAATTGGACGCGGCAATTGACTTTGTAAAAAGTTTAGAAGATATAGGTGTTGATGAAGATGAAATTAAAGCATCTGCAGAATATGACCCTAAACTAGAAGAAGCAATTAATACTGTGTTTGAAGAAGAAGAGGACGATGATTATAATAGTGAGGAATAATGCTTAAATCTGGAGAAATTATATTAGAAAATTTCATTTCACACAGTGAACTCAATAAAGTTGTTGAAAAGATGTCCAAACTCCCTGCAGGAGCAAAATATTCGAACATATTTTCTACCTACTTCAAAAGTATTGGTATAGGCCATGTATTATATAACTGGTTTAATAAAATAATTTTCAAAAAAATTCAAAAATATTTTAACGACGATTGTAAAATGCTTTTTTGTTCATATGTTGACGAATTAACTCCTCTTGGGGTTCATAGTGATTATTATCATAAAAGGATAGGTGAACCATATATGGCAATTCTTATACCGGTAAGTGTTGATAATAATAAAGACAAGATGTCTTTATCTAAAACAATAATTTTTAATCAAGTGGATACATATGTTGATAACAGCGATCATAAAAAAAGAGAATTTAAAATTAATAAAAAAATATATAATAAAAATATCGCTAATAATTCGTTATCTTTATACGAAGATGAGTTATCTCACTGTGACAAGAATATTTTAAAAGCATTATCAGTAAAACAAATTCTACCATGGACAAAAGGAAACGCTATATACTGGGACGAAAAATTATTACATTGTAGTAATAATTTTAAAACAAAAGGAATAAAAAGTAAACAACACATTATTATTCACACATACACAGAAAACAAAAATGAATTGGTATAACGAAGTAAGTAGAAATTTAGATAAAATTCCCGATTGTATCAACTATTTTGATACAGAATTATTACAAGCAAAAAAAGAAGTTAGAATATTTGGTAGCCTTGAAAAAGCAAGTGCTTCTTTACCAGGTATTGTTGAGCAAAGATTTGGACAATTACAACAACTAGAAGCAATATTAGAATATCTTAATATAGAATTAAGACGTATAAAATCTAAAGCATTTATAAAATATTTTGAACATTACAACAGAGCATTGAATAGTAGGGACGCTGAAAAATATGTTGATGGTGAAACAGAAGTAATTGATTATCAAAAACTTATAAACGACTTTGCTTTAGTAAGAAACCAATGGCTAGGCATTACCAAAGGACTTGATCAAAAACAATGGCAAATTACAAACATTGTTAAATTGCGAGTAGCAGGTATGGAAGATGCCACAATCAAATAGAAAAAAATATTACAAAATCGCTAAACTGCAACTGTATGGACTAGAGACGGAACCACAATTCGTATTTGAGGGTTGGGTAGAAGATTATCCAGAAATAAAAAAATTGTACGAAGATGATAAACTTAAAATGATATCTGATATAGATGAAACAATGACTATTAAAGCAAAATTTACAGAAAAAGAATTTTTAATATGGCGTCTTAAAAATTCACACTGGCTAGAATATGAACGATAGAATTATACTTACAGACGTAGACGGTGTACTGTTGGAATGGGAACACCATTTCTCTAAATGGATGTTACAGCGAACACTCTTTGATGAAAAAGGAAGCAGATACCACCCATACAGATTATTAGAAGATAAAGAAAACACTTACGAAATGGCAGAACGTTTTGGTGTTACTATACCAGAGATTAGAAAAGAGATTAGAGAATTTAATAGAAGTGCTTGGATGGGAACACAACGACCTATGCCAGATTCACAAACTTGGGTTAAACTACTACACGCAGAAGGTTGGACATTTATACCAATTACTTCACAAACATCTGACAAGCCAGCACAAGAATTACGTAAAAAACGACTAGAAGAACTATTTGGCAAACAAGTTTTTTCAAATTATCATATATTAGGCACAGGAGCAGACAAAGATTCAGCACTAGCAGAGTTTCACAACACAGGGTTATACTGGGTCGAAGACAAGCCCAAGAACGCTTTAGCGGGTTTAAATTATGGATTAAAAGTATTATTATACGATCGTCCTTACAACAGAGATTTTAGTCACCCAGATGTTACTAGAGTAAATAATTGGAAACAAATACACGAGATATTAGTAAAATGAAAGTTTACGTAGGTTACGACACTAGAGAAGATATAGCATATCAAGTTTGCGAACATTCAATTAAAAGACGAAATGGACAAACTGAGGTTATTGCATTAAAACAAAAAGAATTAAGAGAACAAGGGTTATACACTAGAGAACCTGATAAACTTGCATCAACAGAATTTACATTTACAAGATTTTTTGTTCCTCACCTTAACAACTATAAAGGTTGGGCAGTATTTTGTGATTTAGACTTTGTTTGGAAAGTGCCTGCAAAAGAACTAGAACAATTTTGTGATAATTCTAAAGCAGTAGTTTGTGTACAACACGATTACACACCAGAAGATGGCTCTATTAAAATGGACGGACAAATACAATTACGATATCCAAGAAAAAATTGGTCAAGTATGGTCCTATGGAATTGTGAACATCCTAAAAATAAAATACTAACACCAGAATTTTTAAACAAACAAACTCCTAAATTTTTACATAGATTTAGTTGGTTAGAAGATTCTGAAATTGGATCTTTGCCTCATGAATACAACTGGTTAGTTGGTTGGTAC